TCAGTTGTAAGATAGCCCTGACTAGTAACATATGACTCAGTAGCCACATCTTGGCCACCTACCTGTAGCGCACTTATGTTGTTTTTTCTTTTACTTCCTGTAACTGTAGCCATTATTTCTTACCTCTTAGTGAAAATTTACTCATCTTAGTTTTTACATTAGAGTCTTTATGTGCCTCGTACATTGTCCCAAATATAACGACATCATTAGCTGTAGACATACGGTACGCGTTTTTAGAAACGTCTCCCGAACCCGCAATCTTTATTCTTAATTGACTACCCGTAGATGAAAAAACATGCTCAGAATCTTCATCTCCACTGTAAGACTCCCAAGTTTCTCCTCCATTGTTACTAACAAAAGCTCCTAAAGAGCACCCGCTAGGAACAAAATAATCTAGTTTAGTCCAATAAACAAAGTCTATATTTGCGCTATTGTCAAGTGTGTACGTTCCGTACTCAACTGACCAATTCTCAAACATATGATTCTTATACTCGCTTCCCCAAGTGTGTATGCTATGTCCGTTGTACCCATACCCTAATTGAACCCAAAACTCACTGCCATTAGCAGAGTACATTCTGAAACAAGGAGAGCCATAATCAGACATGTATGTTGCTCCCCTGCCTAAACTTGAAGTGTCTTCCGTTCTTGAGTTATAACGATATACAGAGACTAGTCTAGCATTATCCCAATCTACCCATCCGTGCCCCATTGCTCTTCCTCTGTCAGGAGATATTGGGTTGAAAGCAGGATATCCGGGCATTTTATCAGTAGGTCGACCTGTCGTTGTATCTTGATATTTTGTACCTAATCTAAAAAGATTGCTGAATGACTGACCTTTTTTTGAGGCATCATTCTCAAAGATTTGAGAAATAAGAACAGGGTTGCCGCCTGACTGACAGGCGGATATATTTACTTTAACGTGTCTACCTGAGCCTCCAATAGTAATTATGTTTGGATAGTTAATTGGGTCCTCTATGTGCAGACCTTGCTCGTATCCATCATCTCCTAAACCTGCATCTCCTAGGTCACACCACACTAATTTTGGGTCGGATGTAGAAGCGTCTTCTATCATCATAAAATTAGCATTATAGTAAGCGCAGTAAAAAACTCTGTCGTTTACTTCGTCATAGAACAACGTATGTCTATAACCGTTTCTATCATCATTAGCAGTACCTGTTTTCCCGTTAGTCTCCCAAGTAAGAATTTCTTCGTCACCTGTGTGCAGGTTTCTGCGAGGGTATTTTTGATAATGTCTTGCATCATACTCACCTAGGTAAATCCAAGGGCCTGCTGCTACAAGTCCACTAGTGTAGTATAATCCCGCTGAAGACAGGTTCATATTACCTTCATTGATAAATCTTTGAGGGTTGGTATGTGTAGGGCGTGCATCTTTTACAAATGTAGTACCCCCGTTCATTAAACCACTGTAGTTAAAAGTTGTGTAGCCATCGACATTATATGTCATTACTACTCCTTTTTTGTTTGTAGTATCAATAGCTACAGACTGCATGTGATTATATGTAGAGCCTGTATCTCTATATAAAAAGTTGTTGTCGTGAAACAATTTTGTCATTGTCCCATCGTTATTCATTCTTCGTACCGCAAATCCGTCTCCCCATCCTGTAGTAAAAAGCAAATCACCATCTACCTCAAATCCGTTGGGAAATCCAATAACCCTTTCGCCGCCATCATATTGACCGCTACCGCTATTGACAATAGTGTTGCTACGGCCTCTTTTAGTTACGGGCACAATACAGCTCTGACCACCGTAGTCGCTGACCATAGCTCCCGTAATATTTACTATATTAGACCTTTTTAGCTCAGTTGATTTAAACATTCCTCTATGTTGCTTTTTAAGAGTTTAATCATATCATCATTGCGCTCTTCCATCTGAAGTTCAGATACAAGAGCTTCCTGATACTCTTCTAATTTATCTTGCCAAAAACTCATTAAGATGTAATTACTTCAACCCAAAACTGATGATAGTTATCATCGTCAACGGCCTTTATGAATACGGTGCTTTCGCCTGAATAAGCCAAGGCAGCAGAGTTTCTGCTTAAAGAAGATTGTGTAGCGTGTGAATGATGGTAAACTTCATAGTGGTCTACAAACCTAGAAGCAGGAGCGTCCCACTTTACAGTAAATGCTTCTTCCATAGGTATTACAACCATGTTTAAAGGCTCTAGTGCAGAAACGGTATAGCTTCTACTAGCTGAAACAGGAGAAGAATAAACACCTGCTCGGAGAGAGTATACCCTGTAGTTTCTTGTGCCACCTGTAGTAAAAGATGTGTCGACTACTGACATTGTAGATGCAAAGTCTTCTTTAGGTACCTGCGCTATTAAGCTGTATGAACCTGAACCTTGAGCGGCCCACACCTGATAGGAGTCAACAGCGTCAGTTGAGGCTGTAAAAGTAATTTCTATTGTGTCACCTACAATGGCTGTACTAACTGTAGCAGGGCCACTAGGTGTGCCTTGAACTTCTATGCCTGTTAGAAACGTTATCGCCATACATATATTATTAAAAAGAGGGGAGGAATTACCTCCCCTCTATAGTTAATCTACAAGTTATGCGCCTATAGCAACAACTCTAAAGTCTACTCCTGCAGTCAATTGTGCAGTTGCAGTACCTGTTCCATTCTGAGAAATATCAGTCATTATTAGATTTCCGCTCTCATCATAAATCTGAATATTGGCGTAACCATCGTAACCCAACTCCAAGTCAGTAGCACCACTAGTTGCTCCTGTAACCGATTTGCTTACAAAGACAGGTATGGTTGGTTTGTTAGTTAGGTTTGTGTAGTTGCGGTAGTATGCGGAAGATTGTCCGTCTAACTTGTCTGCATCAAGACCTGAGGATGCACCGTCAACAGTTAATAGCTTGGCTAACACATCAGCAGCAGTATACGACGAAGAGTTTAATTTAGCATTAAGAGCCGTCTGCAATCCATCAACGTTGGCAATTGTGTGATTGTGAGAGTCATCAGCGACTGTTACACTAAGGGTAGCGTTACCCATGTTTGTAAATGTAGCTGCACCACTTGCATCACCACTAAGAGTAAGTGTCATGTCGTGAGTGGTAGCTAGTTTACCTGCCAATGCAGTGGTCATTGTTCCTGCGAAATCGTCATCGTCATTCAACGATGCTGCAAGCTCATTTAGTGTATCTAAAGCAGCGGGTGCTGAATCAATTACACGACCAATTTCGCCCACAACAAATGCAGTAGTTGCAATTTGGGTTGTGTTAGTACCTCCCACGGCACTAGGTGCTGTTGGCGTACCTGTCAAAGCAGGAGATGCTAAAGGTGCTTTAGCGTTAAGTGCAGATACCAATCCGGTAATTTCGTCCATCTCGTGTGTATGGGCCGAAGGAGCAAATGAAGTAGGAATTCCTGAAAGCGAACTGTATGCGCCATCAAAAGATGTAGCACCGATTAATGTACGAATTTCCGCTGCGGTGATACCTGTAGGTAAAGACGGAGTTCCACCACCATAAAGAATTGCAGACGGTTCAGGAAGCTCACTAGTATCTGCTTTTGCATCTAGTGCAGTCTGAAGTCCTGATGTGTTGCTAATAGCAATAGTGCCTACAGAGAATACACCACTAGATTCGGTGATTGTACTTCCGTCAGCACTTGCGCCAATACGAACAAAGCCTGAGCCTGTGTGTACTTTTACAGCATTGTTTGCTGTGTCATAAAATATCTGACCTTCAACACCTGTTGGTGCTGTGGCCAAATTTTGCAAGACTACGTTTTGAATTTCGTTGCCTGCTAAGTCTAAGTCAACTAAGTGTTTAAGAGCCATTTTTTATTTTTGTTTGATTTTAATTTAAATGTGCCTTACCTTTAAAGGCGTTTTTAAAGCTCACTGTAAGTGAGTTTGCGTCTAAATATTCAACCTCTCCAACCACATAGGTATTAGCAGAGTCAACTACAGTTACAGAAGGTTTTTTATTCATGTTATGATTTATAGTCCAAGATACAGCGGAAGTGGTTTGGTTATGAGTGTAGCTAGTTAATGATTCACCATTAGCTGTAACTGTTCCTGTAAGGGCTACAGAGCTAGATGAAACAGTAACCGGTAGTAGATTACCATCACCGTCTGAAAGTTGCTTAGAACCGCTAACAGGCCCGTTGTCAGAAGTCTTTATAAGACCTTGATATGTATCTTTTGGTTTAGTTCCTGTTAGTGTGCTCATACTTCTTCCTCCCAAGTGTCGTTAATAGTTTCCCACTGCAATCCAATCAGGTTCCAAAATCTATTATCAAACTCATACTTATCTCCAATTACATTTGAAGCAGCAATGCAGTTTATTTGTAAACCTAATCCTAATCTCATTATCCTATGTAAGCAAGAACTACCCCCTGATAGCAAGATACACTTGTAAACTTGCCTACGATTTGCATACCTGTAGGAAGAACTTGCCCTGTTAAAGAATCGCCAACCATAGAAGTAGCGTTAATGCTTGATTCTTGCAAACAAAGAATTGTTCTATAGCTCTCTCCGGCAGGAGTGCTTTCGCCTGCAGATAATTTTCTAAATCCGAAGTCTCCCATAGAGGATTGAAAATAGTTTCTGTCTTTTGTAATGTTATCCATTATTCCAATTATCATTTATAGTTTGCCATTCTAGAGTTATGAGTTCCCAATTAAAACCCCATCCTCTTTCCTGTTCTATTATTAAGTCTGATATGTAAGAATCTAAAAAGTAGTCTATAACACCTGTGGTGTTTTGTATAACCCCTCTTTGATTACCCCAATCATCACTAGGTAGATAGTCTGTTATATTACTAGAGATGTTGTTTACATCCGTGTAGTAACCCATTCTATCTAAAATCACATAGTCCAACACACCTGTTATCGAACCTGTACTTATGTCGTTACCTATGTCATTAGTCACAACGTAGTCTAAAACACCTGTCACCTGCTGTGTAGCATCGTGAGAGTATCCCTCTGTTGTTGTGATATACATTATGACAAATCAATAACGCTTTGGTTTTCAATAGCTAAAGAAGCAATCCAACTTTCAGTTGTAAGGGTTACGTCAACATAAGAAATCTCGCCTCTTCTAGTCCCACTAGCAGCCGAGTAATTCATAGTTAAGCCGTCCATCCAACCCGAAAGTGTAACCGTTCCGTTGTTATGATATAACAAGCAAACAATATCGCTTCTACGAGACATGTAGTCAATCTTATTAATCTTTCTGTCTAGCATAGGAAGTCTCACCACAATGTCAGTAGTGATAAGTCCTAGTCCATTAGATGTTGATTTAGACTCGTTAAAGGATGTTGTCCCATCTTTACTATTGTGAGCAAAAACTACAGAGTTCGGCAATGTTAAATCAGTAACTAATGTTTCATCAACACTGTCAATCTGCATTTCCAAGTCTCTTTGTAGCCCTAGAACAACTTTGCTAATTCCTCCCGCATTTTTAGCGTTACAGTTAATGTCAATGTCTTCTAGAAAAATACTACAGTTAAAGCTCATAATTTTTAAATAAAAAAAGGGGCAGGGTTTAGACCCTACCCCCTTGTATTAATTTACAAGAATTGCTTACGCAATTACGTCAGCCCATTCTGCGCTTTCAACACAGTAAGACAAGCTGTCTTCCTCACCTGTAAGGGTGATTTGGTAACGGTTCTTCTCAGAACGTCCTGTTCCTGAAGTTGCATCTACAGTAGCAGCATACAATCCGTATTCCCAACCTACCATGTGGTAAGTACCTGCAGCCGTTTCAACAAAAGCAACTAACTCAGCACCCGGCTTTGCAATGTTGTCCAAAGCATCACGGTGAGTAGTAGACATTTTAGGAATCTCGATAGAGATAGTAGGTACTGAAGAAACAATACCGTCAGCAGAAACTGTTTTAACTTCACTGAATACAGAGAAGCCATCTTTTAAATTGAACTGAATCTCGATTACATCGCCGTCAGTATCCAAACCTGTAGTTGAAGGAGTAATTGTAACTACATTGTTTGCAACCGCAACAACTGAAACCAAGTCAGTCTTGTTGCCGATAAGAACACGCTTTAGACCACCAATACCTAGGTCGTCACAAGAAAAGTTCACATCAGCTAGAGTGATATCACAAGCCATTTTGTTTTAGTTTTTAGGGTTAGTAAAAAGGGGAGGAAGAACCTCCCCTCTTTAATTTATTTATGCGTGAGTGTAAACGATTTCCTCACCTTTCAAGTAAGAGAAACCTAACTTGAACTGACCCCAAATCTTGTCACTTGACAATTCAGGTTCGTACTTCATGTCGATTGCACGTACATCATTGTAGTCGTCAGTCAACATAACCAAGTTTTGTGGAGCACACAATACAAATTCACCTGCAGCTAAAGAAGCGAAGTGTACAACTTCCATACCGAAGTAAGGAGGAATGTTACCTTCTACAATACCCTGTGGAGTAGTAGTGAACTTCTCAGCGATAGCAATTTGGTAAGCCTGCATAGCAGCAGTACCCAAGAAGAAAGCAGGTTTGAAATCACGGTCAGCATCGCCGTAAACAGCAGACAACATATCTGCACTCATAAGAGCGTAAGCAGCTTCCATGTGGTCCAATACGTTAGCAGAAGTAATACCACCTGCAATTACGTTATCGATAACAGCAGCATCAGCAGTCATTTCAGCAGATAATTCAGTAGCAGCAAGAGTCAATGCTTTTTCAGCAGACAATTTTGCGAAGTAATCGAATACCCAATCCTTGAACTCAGCGTCCATAGTTTCAGGGTTGTGCTGTCCTTTCTTCAAAAGAAGACCACGGTAAGATGCTTCAAGAGCAGTTTTACAGTTTAGGAAAGACCACTTGTATTCGCTTACAGTCATTTCTTTTTCACCGATAGATGCAGTAGACTGAGGGTCCCAAGCACAGATATCAGTTCCAAAAGTTAAAGCAGCATCAAAGATAGGCACGTTTACCTTAGCTTTAACACCATCAACAAGACGGAAACGGTTAAGAACCGCTGCCGATTTTACCATAGAATCGATGAACAAGTCACGGCTACGGTCGCCATAAGGCAGATTAGAGATAGATACAGACATTTTATTTTGTTTTAGTAAGTTCTTTAATTAATTTACAATTATTTGAAACGGTTGAAGAAGTCGTTCACCATGTTTACTTTCTCAGTAGTAATAGCATTAAACACGACAGTCTTATCTTCAACTTGCTCTTCTTGCTCTTCAGCTTTTTGTTCAG